CCAGTATAGGGAGCGGCAACGATGGGATTATAACATAATTTTCTAAAAAAGTCTTTATTTAATCATCAATTTTTAACATTTTTCAACATTCTCTTGCACATATGTTCTGCACAGAGTATAATGACCCTATAAATAAAAAAATCCGGTACTGACAATACCGGATTTCAAGTTACCTATCAACCAGGATGGCTGATAATCTCTGCAACACTTAGATTATAACACGCATCCTACAAAATGTATAGGGTGTATTTTTTATACCCAAAATTCGAAAGGATGAGAATAATGAAGTTACCTAATGGCTATGGATCAGTACATAAACTCTCTGGAAATCGAAGGAATCCATGGAGAGCGAGAAAAACTACCGGTTGGTCTCTTGATAAAAAAACAATGAAATACAAGCAGGAATATACAACTCTTGGCTACTATCCTACAAAAAAGGAAGCTTTGCAGGCTCTGGCCGCTTATAATGAACAACCATATGATTTAGATAATAATCTGACAGTAATGCAGCTATACGAACGCTGGAGCAAGGAATATTTTCAATCTTTGAAAGGTAAATCCGGACAACGAACTATTACTTCTGCATGGGCTTACTGCTCTGATGTATACGATATAAAATTAAGAGACCTTCGGGCAAGGCATATAAAAGGATGTATTGATGATGGTACGGCTGTTGTACGTGGAGTAAAGAAGACAGCTTCCGCCGGAACAAAGTCATGAATCAAAAGTATATTTAACCTTATGTTGGATTATGCTTTAGAATATGAAATTGTTGATAGGAACTATGCCCGAACTTTTAATTTATCCGATGATATCATTAAAGAGAAAGCAGAAGCCAAACGGCAGCACATTCCTTTTACCGATAGGGAAATGGAAATCTTATGGGCAAATGTTGATAAGGTTCTTTACGTGGATGCAGTTCTCATTCAATGCTATTCTGGATGGCGGCCTCAAGAATTAGGACTAATAGAAATGGATAGAGTTGATTTAGATAACTGGGAATTTACCGGCGGCATAAAAACAGATGCCGGTATTGACAGACTTGTTCCAATTCACCCTCGAATCAGAGAATTGGTTAAGCAAAAATATGATGAGGCAATTCGTCTCGGAAGTGATTATCTGATTAACTGCATAGACAGTCAGCGAAAGAACGATATTAAAATGACTTATGACAAATATAACTACCGTTTTGAAAGAATCAGAGATACTTTAAAGCTCAACCCAGAACATCGACCACATGATCCTCGAAAACATTTTTCCACAATGGCAAAGAAATATAAGGTTGACGAATATGCTCTCAAATATATGATCGGCCACAAGATTGAAGATATTACAGAAAAGGTTTATACGCAGCGTGATGTTAATTGGCTCAAAGAAGAACTAGAAAAAATAGTTTAAAATCCACCGGGATAGCTCTTGTTATCTCGGTTTTTCTATGCTTGAATTTGTGTATTACCGCGTGTATTACGCGTGTATTACTTGTGTATTATTTGTGTATTGTTAGCTGATTTTTCGCCATTTTTCTGCATTTTGAATGTTCAATTTCCATATTTTTACACAAACAATAAAAGTGGCATAGAGCCTTTATCTATGCCACTTTTGTAAAGTTTTCAATGATTGAAATTTAGAATCTACCTGCTTTTGCGGCTTCTTCTACGCTTACAGCTACAGCTACTGTAGCTCCAACCATAGGGTTGTTACCCAATAATATTGTGTGTATTTATAAGTATTTCATAATCTCTAAAACTCGCTTAAATACTAGATATTCATTATCTTGCTGTATCTTATTGTATCCTATAAATTTTATGCTTATCGTTGTCATTGTTGTCAATTTGTTGTCACGATTATTTCTTACTGAGTTTATTTACAATCTTCTGGATTGCATTATAATCGTAACCGGCTGCCTTTAATTTCTTCTTACGAGTTGCGCCGTTTCCCCATTTTCCAGCCTTTACTTCCTTGGCAATCTGGGTATTAGATTTCTTTGCTTGTACCGGTTTCTTGACAGATTGTTCTTTTTTCTCCGGAAGTTTTATATCTTTGTATAACACATTTAAGTCGAAATTACCAGAGTTGCCTGCGGAAACTGTTGAGGGGAACCTGCCGCTACTGGTGTACTGCCATGCGATGTTAGCAGTTGAAGGCTTATATTTTGCATTCGGATTTGTTTTAATCTGCATACGATCATAGCCTTTATAATATCTCGCAATCCACCAGTTTTCACAATTAATCTTTTTGCGATCAATATGCTCCTGATAGTAGCTCATACCGGTATAGACTCCAAATGCGTATCCTCTTGCCTCTACTACTTTCTGCGCTGCATTAATAATTTCAGCAATCTTAGTCTTGCTCAGTGCCGCCTGCACCTTATCTTCGATATCAAACCAGATACCATACTTGAAGCATTTCTTATCAATCTTATCGAGGATATCGCAGACTAACTTCATATCGCTCTGTGCCTTTGCCGCTGTCGTAGCATATGAGTAGTTATATACTCCCCAGCCGATGCCATTTGCATTGCAGGCGGCATAATTCGCATTAAACTGCTTGTCTCTTGCAAGGTCCTTTCTGATAATCTTTAAGATTGCGCCTTCGCAACCGTACTGTTTTGCTTTTTTCCAGTTTATTTTTCCATTATAGCTTGATACATCAATTATTTTTCTCATTCTTAATCCTCCTCTGGCAGCTCGTCTGTCATATCGCTTAAAAACTTCTGAATATAGTTCTTAACTCTTTCCGGAACCGGCAGTCCGCACAGTGTCATATTTTTTAGGATGCTAACAGCTTCATACAATACAAATAAAAGGCAGAAAAATTCGCATACTCCCATCTTCTGAATGCCCAACAACTGAATATATTTGTCCGGAATCATAAATAGAACATTGATATGCATAATAATATCTACAAGCATCAGTAATCCAACGCTGAGCAGCATAGCCGCCTTTCTGATTGCTCCGTCAATTCCTACGCAAGAATTAAACTTATGTTCTTTAATCGCCCGGAGCACTCCCAAGATAGTGTCTAATACGACAGCGATTAATAAAATTTCAAAAAATGAATTTCCTGTAAGTAATTTCAACGTTTCCTGAATCATAATCTTCCCCTCCTATTTCACAGCTACTATTCCTCTGTACTTTTCGTTTGTACATCTCTTCTTATTTTCTTCTTCGACGGTTACTGTGTTCTTTCTTCCGTCTGAGAAACGATAAATCTTTCCCGATCGGTTATCTCTCAGCAAGACAACTGTGTGAATCGGACTCCCCTCTTCAAAGAGGACCATATAGCCTTTCTTTAATTTTGCCTTTAACTGTTCGATCGTTAAAGACTTGTGATAAGTTGCTGGTTTCCCTGGACAAATTTGGTTGATTCCCTTGACGATTTCTGTTAAGGGATATTTAGCACCGCATTTCAGTTTTCTTCGAGCGTACTGCAATGTTTGCTGCATATTTTTCTTCACGCCGCGAAACCTTAATGCCATGTAGAACGCTACCAAGCTGCAGCCATGTGTCCTAATAAATGCAGCCTTAAAATTGTACTGGCTTGGAACCGGTATATTTCGACCGTTATCCAGTATGATTCTCCAGGGAAATTTCTTTTTACTGTTCTTGTTTTTATTTGCTACTATTCTCACTTTTATCCCCTCCTCATTTCAATATCATCAACATCACAGTATTTTCTTAATCCGTATTCCAGAACATTTGTTGCCTCGTCAGCTTCTTCTACACCCTGCCGGTATCCCGACTCATACAGCTTCACGGTTACCGCATTCGCGGTTATCACATCTCCGGCAATAACTGACACTGTAAACGATGAGCCTATAAGTACCTCAGCAGGAATTAGGCATGTATCCGTCTCTCCAAGCAAGATTGCAATCGGCTCACTGTCTCCGCTGCGGGGCTGTGACAATTTTTGTGATAATCTCTTGCATTGCGTCAATTTTTGTACTTAACTCGTTGATCTGTTCCTGATATGTTTTGCTCTCTCTGTTGCAAATCTTAATTGTGCCCGTATAATTCAGCACATCTTTGTATTTTACAGCTACGTTTAATACAATTGTTCTCGCGCCGTCTGGGACAGTCAGTTTATTGTTTGCATCAGTTATCTGTGTCTCTTCGCAAATCCCTGTTTCAGACAAAAAAGTTACAATGGTCCCCGACGGAAATCCATACACAAAATATGTTTTCCCCTTTTCCATTCCTACTGTCGTAATTAATTCATTTGCGATTTCGATGAGACCGTTTTCTGTTGCGGTTCCCGTTATACTAAATTCACGACCTTTTAATATTGTTGTGATGCCGTAAATCGTATGATTATAATTCATCCTAGGAAATAAATTCCCCGGGATTCCCTGAGCCTGGTTTCTGATTGCCTCTCCCAGATTGCTGTATTTCGTGCCATCCTCTCCAATTCGGGCATCAACTACCTCTGGCATGGAGCCACATAATTTCCCTGCCCAGTCGATCACTGTAATCTGGCAGTCCGCTGCGCCAAAATTAAATGATCCGGAGCCATCGACTACGTTCGTCACAAGCAGTTTGATGTATGTAAGCTGATTTATCGCAAATGTAAACTCCACATTGCGCTGCAGCGATGTGGAGCTTGTTGCCGGAAATACAAGATATTCTGTCTTAATTGCTTCATAGTTTCCATCTAAACTAGCAGCTGATTGTAACACAATTCTCATTGGAACCTCTGGCAGCCCTCCTGTTCTGCTGACTCTTGCAACGAATTTCATATGATAAAGTCCCGGTTTTAGCAGCTTCGCAACATATCCCTGCTGGGGGTACGGTATTGTTATAAAATCGTCGTCTTTCGATAGGACATTGTTAAACATCTTGTCGTAAACAACATCTGCAGCTAAATAACTCATCGCCACAGATGTTCCGTTAATTGATGTACTGAGGATGGTTTTTCCGATTTCCTGTGTTTGCGCAGTGCCGGCTGCAATTAGATTATCAATCCGTTTGCGCTCGGTATCAACATCTGTCTTTCGCTCCACTATTTCTTTTGATAGTCCCAAAACTACTGCCGCTACACTGTCTGGATGCCCGGTAGCATCTTTATAACATTGCTCTATCGCATCGTGTATACTGCTTCGTACTTCTTCCCCGTATATTGCCTCTTTTATCTTTTTTAAATAATTACTTATCATTTTTATCACCTACTTCGGTAAAGAAACTATTCTATCCTCATCCGATTTACAACAATAATTGATCAGTTCTTGTCGTCTGTCCCTCATATCACAGCACCTCTATTAATGTGAATTTCGCACCTCCGGTATGCGCGGCATTTCCGGCATTATAGAACCGCACAACGAGAGAAGTAGCGGATACGCTTACCACTCTTGGTTCTAACCACCCTTGTGCCTGCGGTACAACAATCGGTGTTTTTTTAAATCCATAACTACTCAAATTAATAGTAATGCTGCTTCCAAATGTGTTAACCGCCAAACTTGAACTTTGACTTGCGCTAACAGTCTGAACCTGTTTAATGTTCCCGGCGATTGCACGGGAATCTATATAGTCTTTTATCTTCGCCCACAATCGGTTTAAACCATCACTGTTTAAGTATCCCATGGTTCCTCACCTCATTTTATACGCAAATAGCGTCAATTTCTGCATTTGTAATAGCAGTAATCGTAAAGATTTCACCTAATGGGTCCCAATCGCTACCATTCCATGCAACATTCATGCCTGCGCCGCCATATTTGCTGGCCGCTTCGATGTTGTAAACATCACCAACTCTCTGTCCGGTTGTTGGTAATTTGCCTGAAGAAGCTACTGAACCACAATATTTATACATATTAGTGATTTCGGATTTCTTAGCATATGTACTCGATAAAGTAGCATTTGTCGGTAACGCGTCAAGTTTACCTTTATCTGTGGCACTCATAAGACCGGCCACGCTACTAGTTGCCCCGCTAAAGGTAAATCCGCATAAATCTACGGCCGCCTCACCTTCATCCCTCGTAATCCAAAAGCCGCGTTTATCCGCAGAGGGGTTGTAATCCCTTATTTGCAAGCTACCCCAATAGCCACTCGCAAATAATACCATCGTCTCTTGTCCTGCCGCTGGTGCCGGTACAAGTCCATGTGTACCCATCATGTCACCACTTGCGGCGGCTTTAAAATCACTGTAAGTTGTATCCTTATCTGCGCCCCAAACGGCCGTTCCGTCTGCGCTCCAACGTAAGATTTGACCGGAAGAACCGCCCGCCGGGATGTGTTTGTTACCACTTGTCGTAGGGTGTGTATAGTTGTTCGCGTTCGTGGCAATACCGTCTAATTTCTTTTTATCTGCCGCGGTCATAAGACCGTGTGCGGACTGAGTAGCGTCATTATAGGTTGTATTATTGTCAGGTGGCACGCTCCACGTGCCATCAGAACGCAAATATCTATTTGCGGCCCCTGCCGCTGGTGCCGGTGCCAGACCATGAGTACCCGCCGCCGTTGTCGTTGCACCTTTCATATCCGAATAAGTTGTATTAGCTGGTGTTCCCCAAGTTCCATCTGCTTTTAAGTATTTACCTTCATTTCCCTTTGTCGGTGCCGGAACTAAACCACTCCCGCCGTCTGCGCTTGCGGTTGCTCCCTTAAAATTACCGTAAGTCGTGTTTGTATCCTGTGTAGTAATAGTGTTGGTCGTTCCATCGCCCTTTGTGTACGTGATGGTTCTTCCGTTTACTGATAAATTAGTGATACCTTTATTGAAAAGTGCTTTGATTTTATTCCACAAGTAGGTAACACCATTATTGTCTAAATAAGCCATTTTATCACCTCATCGTTTTTTATTTACATATTTCGTCTAGTTCCAAGTTTGTTATCGCTTCTATATCTTTCGATTGCGCGATAGATATCGCTATGTCTGACTTGTCGTTTGCTCTGCTAGCCGTTTCTCTTACTTTTTCTACATTGTTATTTATAATTAGAACACTTTTTTCAAATGTAACTTCATTGGAAAAAGTTTTTTCTGAAAGTGTGGATAGTGTTTTTCCAAGCGTAATTTTTGTATTTGAAGGATTTTCCAAATCTATCTCGTATTTGTTAACGAGATAATATGTAGATTTGTCTCCCGGAGTGCTTAACAGATTATGATGCGTTGACACGCAAGGAATCAAATCTCCCAAGCCTATGGCATCAATCTCCACATCAATTTTATGCAAATCCACCGCTGTCAGTTCAATCGTAGTTGTCAGATTAATGCACTTGTTTAGATATTCCTGTGCTTTTTTTAGGAGGGTGTTTGGATTATTAATATCGGGAAAATCCACCTTATCACATATCCACCCATAAAGCTCAACTGCCTCTGGGCTGTAAATATAGTCCGTTCCATCGTGTCCTTCCGCGGTCTTGATTGTTACATTATTTGCACCAATCGGAGCTCCAATTGGAATAATTGCCGTTTTAATGTCTTCTGCTTTTACATACTTCTGAAAATCAAGAAGATTTTCTCCGAATCGGATTGCCTGCGTACTGACTTTTCCGTATTGCTTCACATAGTCAAGGTAACGAACATTATTTTCATAGCGCACCCTAAGATAACCTTCGTATTTTTCAAGAAAATTCGTATTAATAAAATCCCAGGTAGTTTCATAGTTTGTCGCCAAAGTTTTAATTTCTACTGAATCAATATCAACAATTCCTATTTCAAACTGCTTTTCTTTTTCTACTTGAGAATTATGTTCTTCTATTAATCGTTTAAAAATTACAATATTAGTATCTGCCTTATGAATTTCTCCCGACTGGCTTCCATAAGTGTGTGGACGCTGAATTGTGTCAAGTAAATAAGATAACTCTCCTTCGCATGTAATCCGACCAGTATATTCAAAGTCTCGCTGATCAGTAATGGAACGGCCACAATATAGCAATCTTGAAGCCTCCCCACTATCTGATATGTCAACATCATATACTTTCAATCGAGATTTCAATTTCTTTATATCGTTTACATGAGGATGAGAAGGGAGTATGCCGAACTCAAAACTCCCTGTCTTATTAAGTTCAAGAGAGATTTTTGGTGTTATAAGCTGATACTCCTCGTCTCTCACATCATGCAGCGTTTTATCATCACAATAAATGCGATACATTACAGCAGCCCTCCTCTATAATCGACCGAAATAGTAGCCTTTCCAGAAAAAGTAAGGATATTTTCCCCTTCTTTGATACAAATACCAAAAACTTTGTTTTTGCCAGGTGAAAGATTATAGATTACCCCTTCATAAGATACCTGTATAGCTGTATTGCAAGAGATTACCGGCACAATTCTTTTTCTTCTGCCTGGTATTACAAGTTTATATGTACCATCCACAACAATATCTTTATAATTTCGGATGATGCCCGTTCTAAAATTAAAAGTATCCCATTCCCAATTTTCAAGACTAGAAAACTTTTCGTATTTATACGGGTCAACGCTCCCAGACAAGGTAAGAGTTCCTTCTACCCTGTCTGATTTTTCGACTTCAACATTTAGCCTTCCAATATAATAAAAATCCGGGTCATTATCCAGGATTATCTTATATTTTCTTCCGGCCAAGTAATTTGCTATCTCTGAAATTCTAATACCCCAATCGTAATAGTCCTGTTCAGGGGTTTCAAATTCAAGAGTAAGGGTTCTGATTTTGTATTTCACATCCCCTCCAGTAAGAGATTCCGTAAAATCTAACACCCCGTCCATTCCCGGAATATCCTGCTCATACGTTTTTGCCTCTGGAAAACCAAGAGTAATTTTTGTCCAACCAAGTCCCCAGTCCTTAAGGGTATGTTTGTTTCCAATCTGCACACCTAAGCTTCCTCTGTACATTTTAAACGCCCCCTCTTGCTTTTCTGGCTGCCATATTTCCTAAGTACGCATCAATATAAGGCACCGAAGTCCTCGCTATCTCCCGTCCATCAAGATTAGTCACAAGCTCAATCTTTTCTGGTCCATTGTAAATTGTCTGACCTGCATCTCCTGCCAGTGCCGCTGTAAGCTGCGGCTGAATACTTGCAGATACTTTTGATACCTGTCTCGATAAAGCCGCTTGTGTTCGACCTGCAATATCCGGAAGAGATACTTTTAAGTTTGCCTTTGCAAAACGCTCTGCAAGGGTCTCTGATACATTTTCAACCTGACGGTAAAGTCGCGGAGCTTCTGCTTCATGTCCCTTTTCGGCTCCTTGTATGTTATAAACACCAATCCGCTTAAATACCCTTGATGGAGATTTTATTTTCAGCTGTTTTTTTGCAGTCTTTACAAGGTTTGCACAGATTTTCTTTATTGTTTTTGAAAGGTTTCTTGACTCGCTATCCATTCCTGCAGTAAGTCCTTTCGCAATATTTGTTCCAATCTGGTTCATCTCTGCCTGTAGATCATCTGTTGCTTTTTTTAATTTGTCTTGATATTCTTTCTGAATCTTACCAAAATCATCTGAAAAGAAGTTCTTTGAAAAAGTCTCTGAAGAAGAATACATCGTATTCCAATCATTTAAGTATGCTTTTTGTTCTGCAGATGTCATTCCCTGGAACCAGTCCATATAGGCTGTCGCTTCATCCATATTCATTCCTAAGATTTTATCCATCATGGATTCTGGAATCTTATTCTCAAGAGCTTTCAAATTGGTCTGATACCGTTTGATATCTGCAATGTTCTGTTTCAAATCATAGACATTTCCCCAGGATCGCTGTTTTTCTGTGAGAGTATCCATTTTGCTTTTGATATCATTGTATTTAGTCTGATATGTCTCAGAAAGTTCCTGTATACTCTTTTCTGCAATCTTGGTAATACGGGTAGATTCTTTCTCGAAGGCATCATTATAAGCCGCTGCCGCCTTTTCTCCGGCCGTTTTAAGCTGTGACTCCTGTTTCTTATCTGCAGCTTTCATCTGCTTGAGCCTTTTCTTTAATGCGGCTTTTCTCTTCTTGTTTGCCTTTTTGCTTCCTAGCTTATCAATTTTATTTTGAAGCGCCTCTTCTTTCTTCTGATTGGCATTAGATAGACTTTCTTGCTGTTGATCAATAATTTCCTGTATTGTTTCAGAAGAACGAGACTTTGATGTACTCAGCGATGTAGATAATCCAGACAGCAGATTGCTTCCTATTTCAGAATATTTTCCGCTTTTAGAAGCATTTTGTGCCGCACTAAGTGCTTCGTTCACAACACTTTCCATTTCTCCGACAAGCTCGCTTTTAGATTCTCTTACACCTTTTGCAATGCCTTTCGGGATATTCTTTCCGATAATGTTCTTGAACTTCCGAGAAGGAGAATGAATATCAAGTTCATCTGCAGAAGCTGTTAGAGCTGAGGCACACATTGCTCTTGATGCATTAACTACAGAATCGGTATTATCCTTAATACCTGCTGCCATGCCGAGGGGTAAGTATTTGCCGACCTCATTTTTCATCACCCTGGATGGTGATTTAATCTTAGCTGCAGCTTTCGCCGCTGCTACGGCTGCTCTTACTGCACTTCTGGCCGCTGCCGTTACAAATGGAGTCCCTGAATGAATACCGGATGCGATACCGGCAGCCATATTTCTTCCGGCTGACACAAAACCAGCTTTTCCAGAGCTTGCACCTGTCTTTGCAGAAGTAGATAGCGTTTTTCCTGCTTTTTGAGCCGCTCCTTTTTGGGATGCTACACCAGAAATATATGACTTAGCATTTTTACTACCAGCAGATTTCCACTGCGAAGTTGTAGAAGCCACACTGGTTGCTCCGCCTTTTCCAATCTCTTTTCCTGTCTTCTTTACAGTGCTTACCGCCTTCTTACCTTCGTCTGTAACAGATTTATAAGTACTTTTTGCTGCAGCACTATTATTGGTTGCTTTTAACTTGCTATTTTTCTCAATCTCTTTTTTGGTACTTTTTGCTTTCTGACTCGCTGTATTAAGCGATGAAGTATAAGCTGAGGTATTTATCCCTTTAATCTTGCCGTTTCCAATATCTTCAACATTCTTCTTAATCTTAGTCGCTTTTTCTTTTGTCAGTGTCTCTGCCTGTGTTGTCGATGCTACACCAGAACCGCTAAGCAGTTGATTTATTGCCTCATCAACACTGATTTTGCCTTGCATGATACTTTGAGCTAGTTCTTCCGGAATTTCTTTTCCAGAAATGCCAGCTTTTTCTGCTGCACTGCTAAAATCCAGAAGCGTGTTCATCTGATTAATCGCTGATTGAAAGTTTATCGAGCCATCTGAAATACCCTGCAATAAATACTGAGGAATTTCTATTCCGGCTTCCTGTGCCTGTTGAATCAATCCGTCAAGATTAATAAGCCTTTTTAAACCGTCACCCGTAGTTGGAGCTTTATAGTTTCCAGCTTTAATATTTTCTAATACTGTCTCTGGAATTTTCTTTGCTTTTATTCCAGCATCTTTCGCAAGTTTGTCTAAATTAGAAAGAAAATCACTATAATTTGTCTGGGTTGTAAATTTATCAGAATATGTTGTGAGTTCTTTGTTGGCTGCATTAAGATTCTTTTCTGATTTATCAAGAGCCTTCTCTGTTGTTTGCAGGCTCTTCTCATATTTCATTAAATCTTCTGCGGCTTTAGCTAACTCTTTATTTCCACTTCCAAGTCCCTTTTCTTTTTCAAGCTTATCAAATTTTTCTTGCGCTGCATTCTTCTTTTCAAGTGCTTCCGTATACTTCTCTGTCGCATTCTGATTAGCTACCTCAGCCTCTGCAACTTTTTCTGCTGCACTTTCCATTCCTGACTGATATGCCTTTGCCATTGCCTGCTCTTTTAAAGCTTGAATGTTTCTTTTGATTGCCGCAGTGGATTGATTCAGCTTATCTTTCTGCTCGTCATATTGTAAATTCAAATCCGGTAAGATATCATTTAACTGCTGTACTGTACTTTTTATCTGCTGTTTTGTTCCAGCATCCTTTTCCTGTACACCAATCAGACTCTTCAATTTAGAGAGAAGATTATCTGCCTGAACTCCTTGGGTCTTTACATCATTGACATTTTTCGCATTATCTTTATGCATGGAACGAATAGAACTTGCTACTTCATCCTGTTCCTTTTTCAATTTCTTGCAAGACTGTGCAAACTTGTCTGCTTCAGTTGTACTTTTTTTCTGTGTTAAAGTATAAGCAACCATTCCGGCCGTTAATGCTCCACCGGCAACAACTGCTAATGCAATAGGATTCGCCAATACACCAATCGCTCCAGAAAGAAGCCCTGTTGCTGTAGTGGCTGCCAATGCTTCTCCTGTGAACAACTTCACAACTGTTCCAAGAATCGTCATTCCCGTGCTTGCGCCAGCCATAGCAACTTGCGTCTCCGCAAAAGCAGTAGAAATCGTCTTTACGACCGTATACCCCTTAACAACCGTCAACAAGCTAGCTGCTACTGGAAGTGCAGTCTGAATATTTTCACCGGCAAACTGCGCTGCTCCTCCAAGAACTTTTAAACCACCAGCACCAACAGCCTTTGCAGTAGTGCCTAAGTTTTTCACAGTCGTAATCGTTTCTTCTGGGATAATCGCTTCAATGCCGTTGTCTTTTATCGTGGTCGATAAACTCCTAATCTCTGTCGCGGCAGCTCTAACAGCTTTCTTAGCAGGATTCTTGATATTATCATATAATTCGATTCCTGCCGACTCTGCAGCAGAGCCTAATTCATATAATGCCCCCTGTAGGTTATCATTCATGATATCGGCCTGATCCTGTGCCGCTCCAGATGCATTATCAATCGCTTTTGATAAATTATCAAAATCTGACTCGCTTGCATTTATGATTGCAAGCAATCCAGACATTGCTTCCTGGCCGCCAAGTGCAGAAGCGGCGGCGGCTTTCTCATCTTCCGGAAGTCCTTGTAGCGAATCCCTCATGTTTTCCATCACTTCCATAAGGGATTTCATGGAACCATCGGAGTTTTTAATGGAAATTCCGTACTTTTCCATAGCTTTCGCCGCATCGGATGGAGGGCTTGCAAGGCGTGTAAGTATACTTCTTAAAGATGTACCTGACTGGCTTCCCTTGATTCCTGCATTTGCCATTAATCCGATTGCCTGAGATAAATCTTCTATGTTGTATCCAAGTGTTCCAGCAAGTGGTGCAGCATATTTGAAGGTTTCCCCCATCATTGCCACATTTGTGTTAGAACTACTTGCCGCTGTTGCTAATACATCCGCAAAGTGAGCACTATCACCTGCCTTTAATCCCATAGCTGTGAGGGCATCTGTCACAATATCAGAAACCGTTCCAAGGTCTTCACCAGAAGCCGCTGCCAAGTTCATGACACCAGGAAGACCATCAATCATCTGCTGTGAATTCCAGCCAGCCATAGCCATATACTTAAGTCCTTCTGAAGCTTGCGTAGCAGAGAACTTTGTTGTAGCCCCCATTTCTTTCGCCTTGTTCGTTAATGCTTCTAAATCTTTTCTGGAAGCACCAGAGATTGCCTGCACTTCACTCATTCCAGCTTCAAAAGACTTTCCCGCATTAATAGCAGCTGTGCCGGCGGCAACTGCTCCAGCACCAGTAGCAGCCGTAATCGTACTTACAATACTTTTTATCTTGCTGCCGGCACCCGTCCAATACTGTGTAGCCTTTTCAGAAGATTCTTTATAAGGCTTGCTTGGATCCGACTCTGGTTTACTGGATTCTCTGGTCTTTTCCCGTTCCTTATACTGTTTTTTCTCTTCTTCTGTTACTCTTTTACTTGATTTCTTTACTTCTTCTTCTGCCTTTTTTGTAGAATCAATCACCTGTTTACTCGCAGAACTGGCTGTATTTTTTACTTCCTGTCCTGCCTGTTTCGCAGAGCTTTCTGTCTGCTTGGAAGCCTGTTTCGCAGAAGTTTCTATCTGTTTTACTGACTGCTTAACAGAACTTTCCGCTTTTTTTGCAGCTTGTGCAGTGTCTTTTTCAAGGCTTTTGCTTAAACTATCAAGCTCCTTTTCTGCTTTTTCAGAATTAAGCTCAACTTCAATCTCAATATGTCCATCCGCAGACATAGCTAAACCTCCTATAAAATTCGTCTGCGTCTGTCATCCATGTTCACACTGCACGTTCCTTAGGGCTGCAGCTCCATCCCTTATAAAATTCCTGTCAGATCACCATCACCAAGAAGTGCCTGCGTGATCTTGTCCTGTCTTTCTCTTTCTTCCTCTGAAATGTCTTCCGGAAGTTGGTACAACCGTTTCATCCGGTTGTAAAATGCTTTCTGTTCTTTCTCCATTCCTTTCGTATCGATTACGCGATACGTTATAATCTTGCTTATCATGCAGTCCTCAGAAAGAGCAGAAAAAAGAGCAGAGAACTTCCACCAGTGAAGTTCCTGCTCTGCTAAATCAATATGATATTGTTCAAAGAAAGCTGCATAAATATAATCTGCATCATAGTTATAATTATAAATCTTTTTTCCGCTGCCCGACTTTTTCGACTTCTTTTTATCAATGTTTTCTTTTCCACATTCATAGAACCACAGCATCGCATTGATTGCTTCGTTGATGTCATTCGGAATCTCTGGATAGTAAAGTTCTAAGCCATCTTTATACTTTGCAAGTAGTTCGGCTGTCTCTCTGTCCATTTCCTTATCCAACAAACAAAGCTCGTTTGCAAATTCTTTCTGTTTCTCTGTAAGTTCTTTTTTCTGCATCAATATTTCAAATTGAATCGAAGTTCGGAAATCAGAGTTTATCTTATATAATTTTCCATCTACCTCAACTTGCTCTGGCGGCTTGTCCATTAAGATATTCATAATTATGCAAAGAGACCTTTACTTGCGGTTTCTCCATATTCTTTAACCTGTGCGTTGTTTAAATGTGTCAGCTTCTGCGTTGCCGCTACACGTTCTCCCAGGTCATATCCTTTAAACATCTTCTCGACGGCTCCTTCTCCTAATATAGTATCAAGAAAAGCATCAATAATTTTGCATTCTGCAATAATATCATCTGCACTAAGAAGATTCCCTACTCCTACAACATCTTTTTCATAGTCTTCAAGTGCTTTTGCTGTTTTTGTTGCTTCGGGAATAAATTTTCTTGTTGTCTCTGCTTCCAATGCCGAGAAATAAAACTTCTCTCCATTCCACTGAAATGTCTTATTCATGCTGCCTTCTCCTTTCCTATGCTTTTGGTGTGAAAGTCTTTGTTTCCGTATTAAATGTACCTTCTACTGGGTCACCTTTATCGTGAAGTGTACCTTCTACCTGCAGCTCTCCGTCATTATCTGCAAAAGAGGAAATTTCCACTGCAGTATTAAAACACCTTGCCTCAAAAGTATTTTCTTTTGATTCTACTGGTTTATCTAAATCAACACGCACTAAAGAACGTTCCGCATCTCCTCCCGTCTTTCTTAACTTTCCAATAGATACAAAATCCTCAATTACCTTTTCTGAAAGAATCTGGTCCGCTGTAAACGGATGCGTTCCTTCATAAGATGTAATAGAGGAAGTAGAGGATTTATCATTGATATACTTCTTTGAAGAAGTCTGTGCCCCCGGCTCTTCATCTAATTTTTCAAAACCTGTGCCGGCTAACTCATAAGCTTCTCCAACTTCGATATATGCCGCTTCCTGGTATCTCTGTTTTACTTCTTTACTTGTATTCGCCATTATCTTCTAGCCTCCTGTTTATAAATAATCCTGCACTGTATCTGATACTTTGCCTTGTCAAGTTCCGTATCAAACACATAGCCGCATGTGATTGCTTCAATTTTTTTAATTGTCTTGCCGGCATCCAATTCCGGAAAATCTCCTGCCTCAGATACCTCTTCTAACCAGTCTGAAAAATGTTCATAGAATCCGATATTATCAAGATTCTGACGCACTTCTTCTGTGTACAGCTCCCGACTGGAAAAATTAAAAAGACACTGCCGCGTTGTATTCCCGGCAATGTCTCTCTTAGTAACCTGCTGTCCTGGAACAGAATCAATCGAATAGCTCGTGCTATCCTTTCCAAGTCTGTCTACGGAAAGGCTCTTATAATATTCATCCAGATACGGGCATCTTTTTATAATCTCCCGTACCGCTTCTATTACTGTCATTTTGCCTTTCCTCCGATGTAGTCAGCCACGCTTTGCGTTACCTCCTGCCCTCTGTCTGCCCACATTCGCTTATCCCATTCCTTTCCTCTTAAGCCTTTCCCTTTGTTCTCATGGTATTGTCTTCTGGCATAAGGCATAACATATTCAATAGAATCTTCATGTTCTACGGCTGTACGCATCAAATCTCCATAAGAAAATGGAACATAAGGATTTGTTACACGTCTTACTTCCGCTACCATAAACCTCTGTGCCTGCCCGCCTTTTCCAAGCTTTCTTTTTGCTAATATTGCATTCGCAGAGTCTAAGTGCACTTTTACTTTCATTCCGCTGTCACCTTCCAATGCTGTAATGCAGGACTGCCATTGTCATTTGTCTCAACAATAGCAATTATTCTGACGTTGCCATACTTATCTTTCAGATGCTCTACATCTTTCTGTTTTATGAGTTCATCTGTAATTTCACCCCTAACAACTATATCTTCCGGTGCAAACGTGAAGAAATCGTTTTTATCTTGTGCAGATGCAAAATTTACTGGGGAACGATATCTTTTTCTTGTATCTACCAAGAACGGGACGTATACTTCTGCTACATCTGCACTAATCACTCCGGAGTCCGAGGGTAAAACCTTTGTAACGTCCTGCCAGTTCACACCTTTTAATATCGTCCGGTAATATTTGTTACTACCTTCTTCTCTGTCGTAGACTTTATTATAAATCGTCACAGAAGCGTTAGTAATCATCAGGAACACCCCCTATATAACAATCCGGTTGTGGCAAGGTAAGGATATGCTGCTGCATATTGTTTTTTACGAAGAACTTTTTCTTTAATCTGTCCGTCTGCCTGTTCTGTTACATAAGAAACTGATAGCTTTCCAACCGTTTCAGATTTCTTTTCCCCTTCCGTAGAGCTTTCAGCTTTATAAATAACTTCCGCAACTGCACAGGCTGCAGCTTTCACTTCCTCTGGAATATTGTTTTCATCCACTCTTGAAAAAGTAATTGCCTTAATATATGTGCTTGCTCTTGTGATCACACGCTGGAACTGCTCGTTTGGGATAATATTACCGCCGTACTCTGTCATGTAAAATGCAAGGTCTGCATATCTTACCATAAAGTCACCGCCTATTCTCCTGCTTTTAATACAGCAAATGGACATCTCTTTGTTTTATCTGTTTTTAATGAGTTGATTGGGTTTGGAATCTCCCATCCAAGACGCATTACAGCACGAAGAGCAACCATATCATTCTGCATCAAGTTGTACGCAATCGTTCCGTCCGTATTCTGGACAACGCCCTCGGTAAATAACTTAAATGTAATATCTTGACGGATTGCATAAACAAGCTGACTGAAATCTCCGGAAATCATAAGGGCCTTTGATTTGTCAAACGCTCCATTGTTCGGGAAGTTCATTGGAGAACCATCTAAAGCATAATTGGTACTTCCCTGCATATCGCTCTTGAAGATTGGATTTCCGTTTGTATCTTTAAGGCCTCTTAATTTTGCACGCATAGAAATATCTGCCATATGTCCGTTTACAAAATAGCCGCAGTCTTCCACTTTCGCGATAACCCCATCTTCTGACATGATCTTGTCATACAAATCATCACCGGTGCCGTATGTTACTACGGTTCCTGCCTTTGTTGCAGTTGCAACTACTCCATCTCTCCATGTAGATGGCTTTTCTGTTCCAAACAGTACGGCTCCATCAATAACCTTTCCGAAAGCTTCCGTTACTCTTGGCTTTACCTCGGCCCAAATATCATATTCTGAATCATCAAGTACAGATTCTGGGATTGGAACAATAACCGCAATCTCTTCTGCTACAATAAACTTCTTATCCCATGCCTGCTTAGTTGTCTTTTTCTGGCCAGTATCACCATTTACAAAATAAGCGATTGGTAACATATCAAGAACCGGAACTTTATACTGCTTGCTTGTCATGTTGGCAAGCTTTCTTCCTCTTGACAGCACCGCTGACTGTGTGATTGTTCCCTGGATAATCTCATTTGCTTCCTGTACCGGAATCAGGGAATCCACACCGCTACGGTCAATGATCGTCGCATCGCCCTCAAAAATTCTTAAGTTCATTCTTTCTCTTTTCAATTCATTCATCTCCTATCTTCTTGCCGCTGCACGAATCGCATCATTAATGGATGCATTTACATTTCCTCCAGATCCGTTAGAGTCGCTTCCTGTAGATGTAGATACTCTATAAGAAGAACCTCCCACAAATCTCGGATTCTCTTTTAAATACTTTTCCGCAGCCTTTTCAAATGTTGTTTTATCATCTACAAGCTTCGATACCTTAAACATGACATAATCAACATCTTCCGCTTTTACACCTTTCCCTGAAAGGAACTTCTCCTGCTTCATCTGCTGGGCTTCTTTAAGTGCCGCATCACGTTCCTGTTGCATCTGCTCAATATTCGGCTGGTTCTTTTTCTGCTGGGCTTTATAATCAGTAATTGCCTGGTTCACCTGTTCTTCTGACATACCCTGCTGCTGAAAGTATGATTTTAATGCAGAACGCTCTGCCCTCCCTGCTCTTGCGTTAGCAATTTCCTCTGCCTGCGCGTAACTGTAAGTCGGCTGTCCACCGCTCCCAGCATTATTCTGATTATTGTTATCTCCTCCAGCACTTCCTCCCGGTTCTCCGGCACCAGCACCACCGCTGTTTTCAAAAATTCTTAAGTTCATTCTGTTCTTTTTCATGATAAATACCTCCATACATGAGTGTTATTCCAGAGCTTTTTTCGTCATCATGTTTTGGACATAATAAAAGCACCCTTCCAGATGTTTAGATGAATCGTATGCAATTATATTCCTGGTTAATATCTGTCATTGCAAGGAACCAGGAATCAATTAATAGCTTTCCTTTCTCGGACAACTCTTTCCACTCAATTAATGCGGATCCGCTGCCTAAGTCTGTTGTTATCTTATCTTCTGTCAAATCCTGCAATGAATTAATCAAACTGTTTGTCAATGCCGAAACAGCCGTACACGCTCGGTCAATTCCGTCTTTACCCTTTCTTCCAGCGTGTCCCTTTAGTTCTACCTTGTTCTTTCGAACGCTTACTTCAATCAAAATAACCCTCTCCTTTCTCAAAATAAGTATAAAAATAACACGCATTTCTGCGTGCTGTAATCTTATTCACTATATTTGCACATCTGGCATTTTTCTCTTGCTGCCTCGATATCTTTTACTTGTGACAATTCTTCTACTGAGGATACCTTAAAAAATCTATGCAGGCACATCATAGAATCATAACACAAATCTGGATGAACGACCTTGCCGTAAACAGGGCAATAATGTTCCTTATCATAATTAATCTCATTATCTGACATATTTCTTAATCACCTCCAAGATTCTTTCTGTGTTACTATCAAAATCTTCTTTTTTCCATGCCGTTTTATAAATCCAACCTTCATCAGTCTTTGTGATAACACACACACCGTCTTTACTATAAAAAGCTTGCCTCTTGCCGCCCCATTGGTTCAACATTATATCCGCATTTTTCATATAGCTTCTGATTTCATCATCTGTTATTTTTCTTTTTAACATCCTCTGCATGATATGGTACGGCTCATGTTTTCCTTCTGGCAAGATGAAAGCTTGCTTGCATACCGGCGGTAATACAATCCCTTTTGCTAGTTTCTCTTTTTTCAAAGTATCGTAAACATCATAATATTTCTTACTGCTGTTAGGATACTTCGTCAGATATTCTTTCAACCCTTCTAAGTATTTCCACTTTTCGCTATTATTATATTTTATTTGTCCAAATTCTGCAAGGGAGCCTGCTGCGTCTCCTATCGCATTTTTATATCTTCTGTACTGTGCAATATCTCTTCCAGCATTTTGAATCATCTCTGGTGGAAATTGTTTCACAGCTTTAAGACTTCGCGGAGCTACTCTCCCTCTCATATCAAGATAGATACGCTCTCGCTGCTGTTTTAACCCCATCCGTTTACTAAATCTTGCATACTCACTTAATTGAGCCTGATATTTTGCTTTATGCAGCATAACTTCATCTTTATCCGCTCCGCCGCTCTCCATCAGTTTTACTTTCTGCCGCTGCGCTCTCATGGCTGTTTCCATTTTTCTCTGTTTTTGTCTTGCTTCATAAGCCGTATACGCCTTTCCATCAAAGCTTTGGGGAGTATTGTCCTTCTTGTTCTGCTCATCCAGCCATTCATCTGTATAATTTCTTACCGAAATGCCTGGAAAGAAAGGGTAATACATATGATAACAGTTTGCTCCAAGAAGTCCCGTTACTGTCCCTAAACCACAAACAGAAACAAGCTGCTGCTTCGAATATACTCTGCCCTGCCACACTGCATGGGTTGGTCTTGCTCCTGCGTGCCAGTCTACTTCAAAGTATTCTGTTCCAAGCTGCTGTGCATGGTATTCATTAATCTTCCCACAAACCTGTGCTACTCCTGTCAAAACTGCTCTTCTGGCAGCCACATCAACCCTGTTGGTCCATCCAGAAGGATAGTCAATTGTCCTCATACCACTGTTTGTTAGTTGTGTAACCGTCCTTCTTAAAACGCTGCCATAATCAAATGCCCCAGAAACAATATCATAACAGGCATTATCTAAATAACCGATATAAATCTGTGATAATGGAGCAACAACCATCTTTCCATTATAGTTTAAATAAAAGCCAAGCGAATTTGTTATGTTTTCTAAGTCTTCCCGGCTTTGCCTGATGATTGCTTCTACTTGCTGCTGCATCTGCTCATTCTCTTCGTAAGGGATAAATTGTGCATTAACCTGCTCGTATATGTCTTTATTCCGGACATATACCCAGTCAATGACCTTATCATACAGCTCAAACATTTCTGGGTAAGAAGCATTCAGTGTGTCCTTTATCGCTTTTTCAATGTCTTCCGAAGAATACCCAAGAATCTTTAACCTGTTTATCTGCCAGTCGGCTGTGCTGGTGATTTCTCCTGTTTTTCTTATTCTTCTTACGATATCTTTCATGATGCGTTCTTCCAAATCAGTAAAGCGTGCTGCTATTTTATCAGCTATCTTGTTTTTATATTCATCTCTCATCTTACTCCATCACCTGATTTTGCTCCGGAAGATTCTTTCTTGCCTGTTCCACAGTTTCACCGTACCATTTCGCCCGGTATTCTTCTATCGCCATTGCTCCTATGGCTACATCTTGCATATCCTGCTTTCTCTCCGTCTCTTTATCCTCAATGATAGAATCATCAAATTCTATCGTGATATCTGTATCCTCGTTAAGCGGCTCTTTTAAGACAATCCCTAATCGGATAATAATCTTAATCAACCGCTTCAAGGCATCTTCCAGGATAATCTCATGTTTTTTAATCATCCGATACATATCAGAGTTCTCTGAAATGATTTCTGTTGCTGTCTTCACTCCAGAAGATTCAAAGCGATACCTGTTCGTACCAAAGCCGCACTTTAATGATAAGTAATTCAAGTCGTCATTAATTGCTGCACTGTGCGCTTCTGTCCGAATCTGCATATCAATATCTTTGATAAGACCCTCTTTCCCCCTGTCGTAATCTTCTGGCAGGTTATAAAAGATTCCTTCTTCTGGGTCGAAGGCAAGGGTTCCATCCACATTATGCAGCAGTTCCGGTGCAACAAAGATTCTCTTCCGGCCAAGCAGGAACTCATTGCAATAAGAATCAAATTCTATGTCTAACTTCTTTAAGATATCTATCGCATTCGCAAAGATAGCGATTCCCATCGGGTTACTCTCATCTGCATTATTTGTTATATTCAAACGGTCAATAACAAACTGTGGCTTATCGCTGCCTGTGTGTACCTGCCTTGCCATATTTGCAAAAGGTTTTAATTTTCTCCATTCTTCCTCTGGAAGTTCCGCTCCTTCCTGACTTCCACTCACGCATTGAAGCACAGTGTTTTCAATCACATATTCTTCGCCTTGAATCAGATGTGATTGTACCTGCACATATTTCTTTCTGTTTACTGTGTGTGGAAATAAAAAGATGCACTCTGTAACCTCCCCATTGTTCCAACTGACAGGGTAGATATTTGGTGCATCCACATAATTCATTTTAATATTACCTGAAAGAATTTCTCCATCTTCCGTTATTTCCATGTTATCCAGATACGGAATGTATGCCACTGTACCGGAATAAGCTTTCCGCTCCTGGTAGTCGTTACCTTGAACTAAAAAATGATTCTTATCTAAAATCTTATGTACAAATTCATTTGTTCGCTCATTATCAAGAGTAATCGTTACTCTCTCATTTAAAAGCAGATCCGCAATATCTTCCGAAAGCTTCTTTGCCATGCCAAGGCTCTTACGGTCGCATCTTTTATAAGTACCTCGTCCTGTATAGACTTTGTAAAAGGAAAAATTTCGTACCTTGCCGTTATACCAGCTTGTCCATTCCTTGATTTTCCGATAGAAGGACGCATCTACAGTATCTATTCCTTTTTTCTTAAAATAACTAAATATGTTCAATTTTCTGCACCTCCTCCGCTTCTTCTATCGGAAGCCAATATTTTATCCTATCCCACGCACCCATAACGGCATAGCGTATTGCATCCATCGCGTGATCTTTTTCTTTTATCGGTACTTCTTTTCCTTTTTCTATGGATTTCTTATCATATTCATACGTACCAAACTCTTCGATTGCTTTCTCCTGATGAGGAGATATACTCATTATTTCAAAAACTAATGCTTTTTGTACACGACTAATCCCCAATGCCACCTCGTTCTCTGCATCTCTCATAAATACAGTATAATCTAAGTTTCTCGTGGCTCTCCTTATCTCTTCCGCTAACCCTTTTGCAGACGGGTCAAGAAAGATATAAAATACTCGGTTCTCATACTGTTTATGAAGCTCATCCATGAAATCCACCAGATCAGCTGCATATTCCGAGGGGCTTTTCTGCTTGCCGCTTTCTCGGCCACTATAATAATACTCTGCTAACCCCGGAAACTTCTTTCTATATGTATCCAACCCAAAAGCCTGAAATGTTGTTGCATTCTGTTGTCCATAGTCACCACCAATGTAAATACGGTCATATCTCCTATCAGCTTCTGCCTTCTGCCTGTGTCTATCGCTAAACATATAATAGATAAGTTCATCGACACCAACTGCTTCGCCTAGCCATGTCCAACGATACATCTTAATATCTGTTTGCTTCATGATTTCTGCAGAATCAATCAAATCCTGCCCCAGCCAATCCACCGGCACATCTCTGTAATCTGTATGTACATGAATGCAGTCTGGCCGCTTCTCCATTTCCTTACACCAAAGGTTTACCGGTGCATTTGGGTTCTTAGGTGGGTTATATAAATAAATCATCTGGAAGCCGGCTTTATTTCCTCTTACGAATGTCGCTTCTATATTTGCAAGTTCATCCGCTCCATCTCCATCGTCAAAAAACTCTGTCAGCTCATCCAGGACAACCAACTTAATTGGCTTTTCTTCATCAATGATACCTTTTGTATCATCTATGCCATCTGATCCAGAAAAGTATATTGTTGTTTTATACTTTTTGTAGGTAATCTCCATTGGGCTTTTCGTAATATGAAAGCGGTTCTTAGGAATCTGTAAGCGGTTAAGCCCTCGGAGCATTTCTTTGTAAACTGTCTTTCGCAGCTTATTATGATGTTTACGAAGAACAACTACGGAACTATGGGGATCCGCAACAATTTGATAATCTGTCTTAATTGCTGCGAAGCTTGACTTTGTTCCAGCACGCCCAGAAGTGAGAATAATATGCTTATGTTTCTTGTCGTTGAATATCGGAAGATACTTCGGTATCACTATGTCCGATATTCTGACTTGCCTTTTCGTCTGCGTCATTTATAATCTCAACTCCATCCTCCAAATTGTCTGTTGGTTCGGTAGATAACCGCTCCGTCTTCGCCCTGATCTGCTCGATCCTAGCCTTCTGTTCCTCTGTTGCTAATTCATAATTACTATGCAACAGTTCATCATATTGCTTTATCAAGGACCTTAATTCTCCCTGTGCCCTTGCCTGTGCTTTTAAAAATGTTGCCTGTTTATCCCATGCTTCCTGTACCTCCCACTTCTCGCCTATAAGCTTACCCTTTGATTTTTTCTCTTCGACTTTCTCGATTGTCTTATCCTCGTGGTCCTTTACATACATGATCTGCTGTGCTCTGACGATTGCAGCATAAGCAATCTGTATATTTTCCCAGAGAATATCTAAAGGGTCCTTCTTTTCAATCTCCTGGATAATAGAAAAGGTCTCTTCCGGAAGATACTTCGAGAAGAAACCATGCTTTTCTGCGTTTTTATTTTGTTTTGGAGCGGCTCCGCCCTTGCCGCCTACGGCATTCTTGTTACCTGGCTGACCGCCTTTCTTTGCTTTCGCAACGTTGCGTTTCTCTTTTGCAACGTTGCAATCCCATTTATATCTATTTTTCCAACTTCGGACTGTTCCTTCCGGAACTCCTAATTGACTTGCAATTTCAATTAGCTTTTGTCCTTTTAAGTATAATTCTTTTGCCTGCGTTATCCTCTCATCCGGCTTCCTCGGCATCACCACCACCTCTCATTCGTTTTTGTTTTGGAAATATCCCCTCCAGGAATCGAACCTGGGACATTGCTTTATGCTCTACCACTGAGCTAAGGGGATGAAAAAAAGCACCCCGAAGGGTGCCCTTTTAATATAACTGTTTTTAAAATTGTAATAATTTACATGTTGCAAATATTTTTAAATTTGATATAATTTTTATGTTGCATGACAAGCAAAGTTTTCAAAGGAGGATTAATTATGGATATGCAAAAACGTAAAATTATGAAATTTACTGAGATATTCATTGATTAAACACCAACTTAGTCCTTCTTAGGCTTCTTCTTTAAATGCAACTCTTAATTAAACACCACTTTGGGCATTCGAATTTTCGATGTAAGTCCAAAAAAAGACATAAGGAGGAAATCCTATGGATTGGATTAAGTTGGTGTTTAATCAAGATTTTCTTCTATTTTTCTTAGGTGTGTATGGCCCTCAGGTCGCCAAATATACGCAAACTTTAATTACTAAATGTGATACTAATGTATTTACCTTTTTATTTTTGTTAGGTGTCTACATAGTTATCTCATTAAAAAAACTTAAGATAAAATAGGAGCGTAAAAAGCCGGACTAGCTACCCGGCTTTTTACTTTTTGTGATTCTTTTTCAATTATAGATTTTACTCTTTTTTTTCGTAACATGTGTAACATTCGTAACAAACTTTCATTTTTCTTCGAAAAATCTTTTAAGTTCCATCTTTAACCCTCCGGAGGTACTGCCTTTCATCCGATCGGCTACTTCTTCCCATGTAAGTTTTTTCTCATATCGGAAGCGGATAATTCTCTGGATACGGATTGGTGCCTGGTTAATGACTTCTAATGCCTGCAGTCTGACGCGGTTTGCTTTTTCTCTCCGCTTAGAAAGAATATCCATTTCTTTCGTCAAGCGTTCATTGCGTTTCTCATCATACGCAAGTCCTTCGATGTTAAAGGACTGTTGTGTATATGGATGCTCATTCATACTGCCTTTTACCTTGTCAGAAGTGACTACAGACTGTTTCTGTTCAAGCTCTGCAATATCATCCTCCGTCTCTCTGACTAACTCGCAGGCATCTACATAATCATTGAGAACCTGTTTTATGTTCAAGATAACCACCTCCTGCTATCTATAAATTTTGCCTGTTTTCTTATCTCTGAGTTTAATCCGTCCAAATACTTCAAATTCATCTATTGCTGCTACCGCTTTCATAGCATTAATTGTTCTTGTTACTGAATCCGGCGGCTTATCCGCTGCCTTAATCGCATCATGTGCCGTTTTGTCTTTGTAATGTTCGTGATTTCGTGTATCCATCTGATTACCTCATTTGTTAAGTATGTAAAATACAAATCCTGTATAAATTAATGCTGCTATAATTACTATTGCTTCTGTTATACTCATTCTTTGCTCCCTTCAAATATGTTCATGCAACTCCGGTGGTCCAAACGACTGAGGTTCCAACTCCATCAAAGCATTATATCTCTCAACATGCTCATCCGGTGTGATTTCATCGTTCATAAGCTCCTGCTCCAGTTTGCCATATTCGATATCTATCCTCTCTTTAAATTCCTGGCGGCTTATTTGTCCTTTGATAAGCATTTGTTCTAATATTCTGTATTCGTGACTCATAATTTACTTCTTCCTCTTGTTCACCCTTTTCGTATGCTCCGCCACTCTCTTGCAGCCGGCTTTCCATCTCTGGTAAGCTTTACCTTGCTTACATGGCTGATTCATTCCCTCGCAACGGTCTCTTTCGGGACATTTCACGCATGGATTAATCATCTGTTTGCTCCTTTCATGAAATCACCTAATGCTCTATTTTTCCAAGGTGCTTCTTTTATGTCCTCTGGTTTGTACGGTTCCGGCAATGGCATCCATGCACTTACGAAATAGCCTAAAGACGCATATGTTCTGCCTGTAAATGGAGCATAAAAAGCTCCTCCCTCATCATCTACTTTCCAAGTGCCTACAAGCGGCTCCTGCTTCTCATTTGCAAATGATAACAATACACGTTCTCCGTTCTCGGGTGTGTTTTCTTCTAACGGTATCCATTCACAAATTTTAGGCTGCTCTTCAATCAGCTTAATTACGTTTGTGCCTACAAGTAATCTCTCTTCACGTTCCTTAATGAGTCTTTTTTCGTCAATCATCTCTTTCTTCTCCTTTCTGCAGCTTTTCGCATATCTTCCCAATCCTTTCTTAAGTCTTCTGGAAATACTTCCGGATTAACTATTTCTTTTCTGGCTTCCAGCTCTGCTCTAATAAACTTTTGTTTTGTTGTTTCTGTTTTTGCCTTTTCTAAGAGATGCAATGCAGTCTCTAAATCTTTCTCGGTAAACTTAGGATCGCATAGGAAAGATGCTATATAAGGAGGCTCTGCGTCCAAATCATGAAGGCTACGCTCAATAATTTTTCTCACGTTATCCGTATAAAGTTCTAACGGAATATCTATCTTAACTTTCTTCATTGTTTCCTTTCTCCCCGACAGAAGTCGGGGAATCAATGGCATATAGCTCCGTGTTGTATCATGGAGCGGTCAACAAGTTACTGCAATGTGTATCTATCCTTAACCCCGGAGGGCGTCCAGCTTTTTCACCTTCCTGGCAATTCGCTTTGCACTGCGTTCTGTATTTCTTCGATGCTGTCTGCTGGCATAGGGAACTGCCTGTTTTCGTGCCGGCTCTTTGTGCTTCACATCTTTATCATTCATCCGGATAGCATATTCAAGACCTGTCTCTTTTTTTAATGCGTCTATCATCTCCAGCCAGGTAACATAATCCTCCATCAGGCACTCTGTCTTAAAATCAAACCGTTTACGGAAACGCTCTATCCTGGCTGCTCCGAATCCAAATTCATCATGTAATGTCATTGCTGTTAAGATATTTACAGTATCCAGTGTCTGATTCTTTATGTTCTCTACCGCCTTATCTACAGCAGAGCGGCTGACTCCAATCGGAATCCCGGTAATGCCTCTCATACGAAGTTCTTCTTCTAGTCCTTCGATTCCTTTTTTCTTTGCAACTTCTAGTGCATAAGACATACCTTCCTGTCTTGCACGTTCCAATTTATCTATCCTTGCCACTTTAATTGCCTCCCGTAAGTTTTTTCTCTATCGCTGCATAATCATAATCTCTGCCCTCGAAATTATGAAAATTGTTGTTGCCTGGTTTATTAGCTTTCCCGGAGCTCCTGCCTGATGAGCTGCTTTTCTTCTTCGTCAAAGGATAAAATCCCTTCCAGCCTCTGATAAATGCTGTCTTACAGATTAGGATTCTTTCCTGTTCATCCTTCCCCAAGGAAGAAAGTTCCTGCCTCAGTGCTTCTATCTGTTCTTTCATCTGTATCACCTCCGACGTTTATCATTATACAGAACCGGAAAAAGGATTTCTCGACTATTCTTGCCCATGTAAGTAAAAAACCACCACGGCAATATAGAACCG